ATTTTACCCATACCATTATCCATATTGGACATCATGTCTTTCATAGCAGTCATGTATTCCATTTTGGTTTTAGGCATTTTTTCAGCTGATTCTTCGTCACCATCTGAATCTTCTTTAATCTTAGCCATTTTATCTGGCTTTCCTTCACCCTTTTGTTGTGCATCACTACCAACTTCTTTCGCTTTAGCAGCGATTTTCTTTGCTGGTGAGTCTTTTTGCTTAGGGTCTACAACAGCACTACCTGTGTCTTCGTAGTCTGCTTTTGAGGTGTCAATCTTATCTGCTGGCGCAGCTGACTTCATAGGAGCGTCTTGTCCATTGGCTTCTTCTAGTTCACCAAGTACTTCCGCTTCTAATTCCTCAATGGTTTTATCTAGTTCATTTGCCATGGGGATTACTCCTTTTCGTAGTATTACATTTATTTATAAATTTATAACTTTTGAAGAAACTTTGCGAACTCTAAAGCGTTAGCTTTGGAATTATCTGTCTTTGCATTTTCTTCTATGTTATCTCTCATTTCCGCAATCTCAGCTTCTTTTATTAAACCGTTGTTCCAGATCCATTCTTTACCTTCCATAATACCTTCTACGAAAGCATTAGGTGCTGAAGGGTCTGCAACAATGTCTGCTGCTGTCGCCAAATAAAAGTCGTTTCTCACATAGTTTGCACCGTTTTTAGAGTCCAAACTCCCCATACCTCTTGATGAAACACCCAGCTTAGCGCCTTCGTCCATAAGATTTTTTACAATTTCTCCCATTGGTGTACCAAGAATTTTTGCTTCACCAATGTAGTTCTTACCATCAGGATAAAGTGCAGTAATCATATGAGATGCTCTCTCAAGATTAACAGTCGGCCCGTCTGGATGTCCCAGTTCTCCAAATGCACGTTTTTCGCTGATGTATTCTTTATTATATCGTTTTACTTCTTTACTCAGAATTTCCATAGGATATACACGACCATTACGGTTTTTGATATCTGCTTGCATAAAGATCCCTTTGATCTTATACTCTTTTTTACCATCTTTTTCTTCGATTAAGTAATCAGTATCTTGCTCTATATGTTCTGATATTAATTTTAATGTATATCCCATAATCCTATCCTCTATTAAGCTGTGTAGTTTACATCTTTTTTGAACTCAATCATTACAAATCCAGATGTACCAAAACAAGTCATTTCGTGATCACCAGATGTTGCAGTTGTATTTGCTGCAGAAGCTGCAATCTTACCAGCAGAACCATCATAATGTCCTGTACCAGCAAGTCTAATTGCAACTATGTCAGTTGATGAACCCTTTTCTTGAATGTCTACATGACCAGTATCGTCATCAGCACTACCTTGTGTTAATCCCCACCAAATTCTATTGATGTGTAATTTAGCACCATTGGCGTGTCCGTCTAGTCCAGATGCATCCAAAATAGCATTGTTTGCAGTGGTGTCATCTTCTATATTAACTAGAATAGTAACTGTACCACCATTACCAGTAGTTCCAACTATGGTATCCCTCAATGTTCTTGTTGTAAAAGCCATTATTTAACTCCTTAAAATGCTAGCATCTCTTTTTCAAAATATCCCATAAGTTGTCTTTCTGGGACTTTAAATTTTTTAGATATCTCTTTAATTGTTTTTTCAAAAGTATTTAGGAAATCAGAAGGTTTCGCATCCATTTTTGCAAATATTTCATCTACAGCACCCTTCATCTTAGGAGAAAGTTTTTTATATCCTTTAGATTTTTTATGTTCATCCTTTTCTGTAAAGGGCTGATACATTTGTGTTAAAGTTTTCATTAACTTTCTTCTTTTTCCTCTGTATCTGGTATATGTTGTTTAATCATACTACCAGCCACTTCTTTTCTTTTTGTTTCTAATGCATCACCAATTCTTGATGACATTGCTGTCTTAAAAGCATCTTCTGCTCCTAAATTATCTTTATTGGCTAATGCGTTTACAAATTCTTCTGCACTCATTATTTATCTCCATTTTTTTCTGGTGGTTCATAGTCGTCATCATATTTTTCAATATCATCTGCTGGGATTACATTACCATCTTGAGATGGATATCTTGTTATACCATCAGAACCATCTGGAATATCAACTCCACCGTCTTCTGGGTCAAGTCCAGCTTCTTTATTCATTTGTGATTGCATATCTTCAATTTCACCTTCATTAAGATTTAGTACGTTTTTCTGTACCCATTCTTTACTGAAGAATGTACCAATGTATGATTCAATACTTCCCAATGCATTAATTCGATCTTCCATCAACTCAGCTTTCTTGAGTTCTGCAAAATGTCCGTCTTGCAAGAAGTCATACTGAATATGTTGTTTTAGTTTTTTCCAATCGTCTAAAGTAATTACACCTTTAAGAATAAGTTGTGTTTTTAGAATATCAGTAAATAGTGGTGTAAACTTTTTACGCATCCTTTGTACAAACTTTGTAAACTTCAATTCATCTCTTGTAATCTCTGTTGAACGACCAAGACTGAAACCACCCTCTGCTTCCATACGAGAAACAGGAACATTCAATGAGCGAAATAGTTTATTTTTGAAATACTGAATATCATCTATTTCACCAAGATTTGATCCGCCTGGCAAAGTAGTAATCTCTGTACCACGGCCACCTTCTCTACGAGGCAACCAAAAATCTTCTAACATTGACATTTGATTTCTATCATCTCTGATTTCACCAGTAGATGCATCATATACTAGTTTGTTACGATATCTGTTCATAACATCTTTTAGATATTGTTCTGCTTTTTGTTTTGGTAAGTTACCAACATCAATATAGAATATACGTCTTTCTGGCGCTCTTGATATACGATAGATAACAAGTGCATCCTCAATCATTCTTAATTGATTTACAGGTTTGATTGCTTTGTGTAAATATGAAAGCACATGACCTTTATTCTGATCAATTAAACCAGAAGGTACATATGTAATACTGTCAGGAGAAATCTTAATTCCTTCAGCAGTTCCAGATTTTAAACCACTAGTATTATACAGATAATATTCATTCTTAGTTTGAATATGTTCTATACTAGTTCCTGGCTTAATTTTCTTCTCAGTTTCTTTAACTTTACGAATTTTGTTAGGCTCAATGTATCTTAATTCTTGAATACCCTGCCTCGGATTCTTTTGATCAATAACTTTGTGATAGTAGAGTCGTCCATCTACATACCAACGTCTAAAGATATCGTGACCTTTAGTTTCAAAATCAAGAAGTTCTAATACAGTATCAAACTCTTCTCTAATTCTGTCTTTAATTTTTTTTGTGTACATAATTCTGTCGAGTACAATATCGACAGCTTGATCTCGTTCATTAGAAACGATACCTTCATTTATAATATCTTCAATCGCACTATCGCACTCTGGTTGTTGTGCAATATCACGGTATCTACGAATCAAGTCTGCCTCGGTTCGTTGTCTACCGTCTGTGTCTAAAAGTTGTCCGTAAAAGCCGCCACCAGCGACCTCAAGAGTTCCGTCATCTGAACTAGGTTCAGTAAACTTATCTTGAGAATCGCTAGATTTAGCACGTTCAAACTTAAAACCAAAAAGTTCAGCCATAATATCTCCTACTAGTATCTCTTATTTAGTAGGTTTAGAAACTTACGCCTGAAGGTTCAAAGTGTTGATATCTCCATGAAACCTCAAATGATTCAATGTCTCCAGCTTCAGCATTTGTCAATTCAATTGCAGAAATAGTCAATGGATAAGCATTTCTAAAGATGTAACTCTTCAGAACAGTATCATCTCTATCTAACTGTTCTACAGTTAAATCAGTTTGATATGCAGAAGGGTTAATAACCCCAGTATTTTCTGCAAAATCATTAATACCATTATGCCATCTTTCCATTGCGTTTCTAATCATAAAGTCTGTATCATTGTAGAATGTTGTACTCCATGTATCAGGTGCTGGTCTGTCACCAGATACATAAATGTTTCTACCTCTAAATGGAATTGGAATTTCACCTAAAGTTGATGCAGGCAGATTTGATGCAGTAACTAGGAATGATGCTCTACGAACATCAAGTCCTATTGCGATACCAACTGGTGGAGTAACAGTTACCCTGTATTGGTTGGCTCTTGCACCACCACCTATTAAGTTTGCTTTAAAGTCGTCTATATTAGCCATGTTATCCTCCTATCTCACTAAACGCAACGCCCGTTCTTGCGGCGACAAAGTTTAGAGTAATAAAGTTGATAGACCTAGATGGTTTAATAAAGATGTCTGCAATAAACTCGTTTCTGTCTACAACTTGACCAGTATTATTTGATGCGTCTGCTTTAACAGTAAAGTCCGTTATACCCCTTCTACCTTGAACCTCTCGTAAGAATGGTTCAATCAAGTTTCTAAATTGCGCTCTTGTGAACTCATCATTGAACTCAAAGAGTTGAAACTTAGCTGCAGTTGCGATTGCTTTTTCAAGAACCAAGAATAGTCGTCTGACGTTAATACGGTCAAATGCACTTGGTTTTGATAGCGCAGTCTTATCACCAAAGAGTGTTACCCCTTGGCCTGGGAAGTTAACAACTGGGTTAACTCTTGCACGATAAAGAATATCTCTTTCTGCCTTAGATGGATTAAAAGATAATTTTATTGCACCCCGAACTCTACCACGATTATATCCAGCTGGAGAGAACCATGCGTCTGCTACGTTATCTGTGTTTGCACATAACCCAGCAGTATCACCATTAAGAGGAACGTGTCGATAAACATCAGCATATTTGTCATACATATATTTGTATCCACTGTCGAATACCATATAAGATGAACTTGGACATAAGTCAAATGCAGTTTTAACATTTTCTGCAGCAGTTGAAGAAAGTGCAACACCTACTGTAGCAGCACGATGTGGAGAAACGAATCCTACACAATCTTTACGACTTTCTACAAGAGCTGTAATCATTGTTACATATGTATCATGTCCAGCTGCAGTATCAGTTGTTATACTTGAAGAACCACCTAAGACTAAATTAATGTCTAATGATTCTGAATCTGCAAATTTATCATATGCAAGTTCCATTTCACCAGCAGTTACTGAGTAATCGTCTGTTCCACCTGTTAGTGCATCAATTGTAATTGGAACAACTGAGGTGTAAGCAGCTGTAATATCTGTTCCCCAATTAGAACCAGCAGAAATATGGTCTGTCCAGTAGATGAATTGAGATGTAGTAAAGATAACATCTGCGTAATAGTTTGTTCCACCTTGTGCAGTTTTTCCATTAGGGTTCTTTGACATATTTCCAAATATTTCTATAACACCAGCAGTTCTTCCACCAGCGGCAGTTGAAATTGCACCAGTAATATCACCAGTTGTGTCATATACTACAACGTGAAGTTCGTCACCAGCACCACGACCATTATCTGTTGCATAATCAGATGTGCCTGGCGCACCATCAAATAAATCATAGAACTTCCAACGTCTTTTAATGAAGGAGTTGTCTGGAATAATATTTTGCAGTCCAGCACCGTTTGGATCATCTTTCAAACGAATTGTTAAATCATTACTAGAAATAGATACAACTTCATATTCATTGTAATCATCTACTGGTGTAGTGTTAGCAGAATCTGAGAAGAATGAAATTAAATCACCTACATTGAAAGCAACCCCAGATCCATCAGCATCATCAACACCGACTACGGTTGCACCAATAGCATCTTCACCAGTTGTTAGGTTATCTGTACCTAAATCTTGTTCGTATGCAGTGGCAGTTGCACAGATTTCAACACCGATTGAATTACCGTGTGTTCCAGCAGTCCTTGCAGCCCATTCTCCATGAGAACCTTGGCCAGCTTGAAAACTTGCTTCATAATGATCATCATCACGAATAAGTATTCCAGAGTTTGCACCAGCATTTACGATTGCTGAAGCTGCTCTAACAACTTGTAGTGAATCTGAGTACTGCAAGAAATTTGCAGCGGTAAAAAATGTTTCAAACTGATTTCCAGTTGATAATGGTTTACCAAATATTTTTACTAATTCTTCTTCTGAGGAAATATTAGTAACGGAAGATACAGGCCCTTTTTCAAAGGCTCCCCCGATAGCACCTATTGAGGTGGCAACAGCTGGCACGACATTGGTTAAATCAACTTCTTT